TGTATGCAAAAAATTAAAGAGTGCGGAATTCGAGAAATTTTCTATACCACAAATGATGGATATGTTCATGAGTATATTAAATGATGGAGGGATTGAATCCCTCCATATTTTTTATAAAAATAAAGGAGGGGATTTCCCTCCTTTTCTAATTGATAAAAACACGATTTATCAATTAGAGCCAGCATTACCTTTCTTCCATTCATCCAGTACAGCAATTGTCTGGTTATATGAGCGCATCCATTCTTCTTCCGCAATCAGTTTGCGATCATGGAACCGATATACATCGATGCCGTTAACCAGTCCATCCTCCCACATACGAATCAGATTCATGAACATATTGAACGCATAGAAGCAATCGATGTTCTCGATGAGAGGCCCATACTCTTCATTGAATGCATGATTCGTATGACCATTCCGCATTTCCAGAAGCGCAATATCGTAGGTAAATGCATCATAATTGTAGTTCCTGCGATCGAGTCGAAGAACGAAGCGATTATTCACTCCATTCGATGACGGTTCGCGGAACCACTCCAAATAGTTGAAGTAGATTTCAATACCACCTTCAACATCAGTTAACCACTCTGCCATCGGAGCGGCAGCATGGCTATCATATGGATTTTCTACAGAGATCTCATACTTATACGTGAGAATTTTGTCAAAGAGATTCTGAACTCCCTGACGATATTGCCGAATATTCGAAATAAAATTCTCCATTGCACTAACTGCTGGCATATCATATTCCTCCTTAAGACATTAAACCTATTACAGAAATAATATATCATTTGTGTAAAAAAATATAGGAAGGGCGTTCGCCCCTCCTATATTCTCGACAATATGAACTAAGTTCAATTATCAGGGAGTAACGCCAGCGCCAACGTTAACCGTCATCGTGACGGAACCGCCTGCAGCAGGAAGCTCAGATGCGCTTGCTGTTACGGAACCCTCAGGAAGTGTGAATGGGGGAGGCGTAGGACTCGTCGAAGCCTTAACCGTAACGGTTGGCATCGTGATGTTCTGCTTCACATCATCCACATAGATTTCCATCGTGTAAACCTTATCCACTGCCGTTGTATTGGCAGGGAAAGTAATCTCAGCTGTACCCTGGCTTGTGCTCGTAATGGGATCGTCAGCAACCGTGACAGGAATCCACTTCTTACTCTCCTCAAAATCAGGAACGCACAGCTTGAAAACTGGTTTAGCCATAACAAAGTTCTCCTTTCGATAAGTAGTATATTTTAATTCCGGAATTATATAATTGTCTGCCCTGTTTCACCGTATAGGTACGGTGAATTATATATTTTTACAAAAATAATTTCTGCGTGAGAGGATTTCAAAATCATGGGAATTAAAAATAAATATATTGATCAGGCAGTATCCGTTTTGGCTCGTATTCATCCAGAGGCATCCAAAAAAGATATTGAAAAATTCGTTAAAAGTAAATATGATGAGTTTATGAAAGACCCATCCATTTATATGGATAATAACGTGACAAAAGCAAAAGGTCAGACAACATTATCCAAACTGACAAATTATATCGATAATAAACAACCAGTCGTATCTGGGAATGGAACATTTTATATGCAACCATCTACACTTCGCTCTCCGACATCAAACATGTTGCGTGGTCTTAAGAAAGATCGTAAAGCTGTGAAGAAAAAGATGTTTGGATATGCGCCTGGTAGTTATGAGTATAAGAAGGGTGATCTTGTTCAGGGGAATAAGAAAGTGATTATGAATGCGGAGTATGGTGGAAGTGGAACCCCGACGGCAGCATTCTATACAAAATATTCCCCAGCTGCAACAACACTAATGGCGCAAAGCATCATCACAACCATGGCAGCGTTGTTTGAAGGATATCTTGGAGATAATCAAAAATTCTTCAACATCAATGAGTGTTATGATTGGATGGAACGCATTTTCGAAACCAAGAAGGATGTTAAGATTGAGAAATGGGTACGAATCCCATCCGTCGAAGAATGTACATTGCGGATCAAGAAACACTTTTACCAATACTTTATCGGGGATGATGACGTATTAAATCGATACATTTCAAACTTATCTGAGGATCAGAGGGTATTCTTATATTATGCGAATAACCTCAATGAGTTTATGATTACCCATGAACCCATCAAGAAGTTGCTGCAAAAGATTTTAACAAAGCTTCCAAATTATGAAGCATCAGAATCTGACATCCCATCCAAATTTGATGGAAAGTTCAAAGATGTTCGCGAATACAATAAATGGGTTGCGGATGAGATGTTTATGAATCCATATCAGGTTCCCGATTCGATCAAAAAGGAAATGGAACAGTTGCGTGCATATGCAACAAAATATTGCTTCGTAGAATATCTCACACCCGACAGTATCGCCAAGTTGAATAATCATAAACGAAATACCGTTCTCTTGGTTGATACAGATTCCAATGTCATCAACTCCAACCTCTTCGTTACTGCAGTACTTGATGATATTTTTCACAATGAATCATTTGGAAGAAAGAGATTGTATAATGACATGATCTGTGTTTCCATTTGTGCATATCTTATCGATATCTGCGTATTGAAGATTCTGGATTACTATGGAATTGTTCGACATATGGATGACGCAGCACGTGCTGAGTTGACAATGAAGAATGAGTTTATGTTTAGACTCCTCTTCCTGATGGCGAAGAAGAAGCGGTATTGTGCATCCATCGCACTGCGCGAAGGAAACATCATGCTTCCGTTCAAGCTGGAAATGAAAGGTTTGGACTTCATCAAATCGGGTGTCACGGAAGATGTGAAAAAACGATTTACCAATATTTTGAAGAATAATATTTTGGCATGTGATGAGATTGACCTTCATCACATGATGCAAGACGTTCGAAATTTTGAAAAAGAGATTTATGATGATCTTATGCATGGCGGCACACGATATTTGAAACCGCAACAATTCAAAGCAGAGTCTGCATACAAAGATTATTATGATTCGAAAATGAAGATGATGATTAGTGGTGCGTGGAAGATTCAGGGATACAAGGGAGGACTTATTTGGAACATTCTTTATCCAGATAAAAAGATTTATTCGTTGGATCGCATCAAACTCGTCAAGACAGTTATCATGTGTGAAGAAGATCTCGAAATCATCAAAGATCATAAAGAAGTTTATGATATACTCAAACGAGAAGTATTCCATTCCGATAATTTCCAATTACGAAATGCTGGCGTAAAATACATTTCCATACCAGCAGAATTGAAAAAATTACCAGAATGGATGATTTCGATTATTGATTACAAGATCCTCATCTCAGACATCATGGCATCCTTCAATTCCATCATGAGTGCATTACGTATTGAGGCAATCTCAATTAATACGCCGAGTGGGAAAGGAAAACGAACGAGTGCATTAATATCTTTCTAAATTGAGAACAATATAAGATATATTACAGATGTTGAAGCAAAGGAGAATATTCCGATGGATAAAAATGAAAGAAAGGATGATGTTGTGCAGGACTATTCAAGTCCTCCCAACATTTATCAAGACCCAGATTATATTCAACGAATGGATATTGCAAAAGAAAATGCATTCCGTGGCGATTATCCATTGGAAGACATTTTCGAAGAGTTAAACAATCAATTTTCCGATTACATTCAGATCGATGCTTCAGATCGTACAAATTACGTTGAAATTTTCTTCCGACAGTTGAAGGAAAGTATCGATGAGATTATTGAAGAAGATGGGGATCTTTTGGAAGAGCAAATGGAATACCTGGATATCGTATATAGCTATTTCATCGATATGATTGGAACACTATTCCAGCGGAGATTATCGATATCACTCAACTTCCTAGAAACAAATCCATATGGTAAAAGTGTATATGATACACTATCCATTCTTTACAAATTCTTCATTCTGGACGCACGGAAGAATTTCAAAAATTATTTTACTGAACGTGCATTGCTGTTGATGAAGAAATCGGATGTGGATACGAACAATTTGGTTGCCGCAGCATATAATATTCTGGATGACATGGATCATTCACTGACGATGGATGGTATGATCGAAGACTTTATTCGAAAATCAACCGACAAAACGACGGCGGATACCATCTATAATCTATTTGAAGAGAATATTATTTCTGGGAATTTCCTCATTCGATATTCTCCACGGTTCTATCAGAACACCGATCTATTGGCAGACATCGCCGATGATGTCATCACATTGTATGAATACCATAAGGAGAGAGAATAATGGCTAAGACACAAACATCCACACAGATTCGCAATCTCTATTGCGATCAATCATATCTCAACATCTCATTTTACAATCTCAATCTTTCACTAAAATTTGCACCATTCAAACAGAAATCTGCAAATGGGATGAACCAGTACGATAGTGCCAATGCGATTACAACATCCATTGATTATGCAGCAGCATATGCACTGTATAGCATTGCGGGAAATATTCTCAATAATGCAAATGATACATCCGCCGTATCAACCAACATTCCGATCAATGGCGGAAATCTCCTCTTTGAGCGGAAAATGGAAAACAATTCCATGGAGACCTATCTAACCGTAAGCAAAGAAGGAAAGACGCTTGGATTCAAGTTTGCAAAACTTTCCTATTCAAAGAATGGTACCCAGTCTTATATTGACGCCGGACTCGGTATCTTCCATCAGACGCTTTCCGGATATCTGACAGGAATCAATGCAGATCGTCATCTGGATAAACTCACGGAGGATTATGTAAAGTCCATTGGTGGAAATGATGCAAATCATCAGAATAATTCCGGCGGTTTCAATACGGGATCTCAGTATAAGGGAAACAATAATTGGAAGGGAAATAATCGGAACAACAATTGGAAGAATAATAACAACGGCAACAAGAATTGGAATAACAATCAGAACAATTCTTGGCAGGCGAAGCAGCAGAATTACAGTGAGCTAAATATCTCAGATTGAACGAATACAAAGGATGAGAGGATTTCTCCTCTCATCTTTTTTATAGGAGAATGATACGAATGATAACAGACGGAAAAGTCTTTGATACAAATGCATTCTTTGCAGGAGGTGCCGGGATTGTTATTCAATATGAGGATACCATAAAACCAATCCAATTGTTCGCCCTGATCAAAATGATACGAAATGATATTTCATTTGGGCTACCCATTAAGACATTGGCTGAATTCACACAACGAAGTCTCATCGAGTGGTATATCAATCGACCGCATCCAAATATTCTAAAATCACTAGATTATCAAAATAAATTGGATGAAGAATTGGCAGACCAGCTCGTATATGAGATATTATCGAAGGACGCATCACTCTATCATCTCTCTCCCGAGTTAAATATTGCATCAATGCTTGATGTATATGTGTCACAGCATATGCAGATTCCTGTAAAAATTTATCATAAAATTCCAGATGATCATATCATTCAAGATATGCGGCATCGATTCAAAAAGATGAACATTGAATTTGTCTCCGGTTCTCTCAAGGAATTGGTGGATCAGACGCATATCAATAATTTTACCTATATATTCTCGAATATAGAATATGTGAAGGAAATCTGCGATTATTTATTGGGATCCTACTCACACGTTTTACTGGCATCGGATTACGGATATAACAAGAAGGGGACGAAGTTTCGGTATGATTTATTAGAGTTACAACGAACGCATCCGTTTCTAAGGATCGGAATTCTATCGTGCATCAATATGAATAATATCCTACGGTCATTTGATGCATTAGCTGTAGACTATGTATAGGATTAGAGGAGGATTTGGATCAATGCTTCAATTAAATGCAGCATATCAACCAACAGATTCGGAGGCGAAACCGAAACGATGGCCATATAAGAAACATTCGTTTCCAAATGGGAAGGAATCCTATTGGATTAAGTGGAAGCTATATCCGGACGATATCAAGTTTCGATGCTTTACGAAAACAATGATCATTGATTTCGACAAGGAATTGAATTTAAACAATCCAAATATCTCAGCACTGAATGAATGGAAGGTGACCAAACTATCATATTCCTCCAATCTCCCAAAACTTTGTGAGGAATTAAATTTCTTTGAAGCGATGTATGATACAGACGGAGAGCTTATCGCATCATTATTCAAGATCAAATGTCTCATCGATAAAGATCTAACATCCTATACTGCCGTCAACTTCAATGCATTCCGTGATCTTGTATATCAGACCATCTTTACCGAATCCATGAAAGACAAAATCATTCGATGCGTGGAAGAAAATTATACAGACGATATTGAGGCAGAGAATAGTCGTACGTTAAAAGATCCAGAGATGCTCTCAATTTTACAAAAGAAGAAGAAATCATTGGAATTTTTAAACGTGCATGTCAAAGCCATGTTAAAGATTGCATTCTGTATTAAGATTGTATCGTTTGTATGCAACCATTTCATGGTGATGCGTGGTATTGATTTAAAGAAAGATATTACGAAGTTTTATGATTTCTACATTGGGGCATTCGATCTATTCGATTTCGATTTTAAAGTATATAATAAGATCTATGCATATGTTGCAAATAAAACAGCATCGGCAAAGAATTTCCATAGTGTTATCTTTGGACAACAGGAAGTTGATGGAAAAGATTTAACGATCGTGATCAATAATATCATCAAGAGAAATATCATCATTGACAATTTCATCAAATTCCAATTACCAGCAACATGGGATGCGGCGAAAAATAAACCACGGGAACGTATCATGTCATTTATGTGCAGTATCGTTAATATGCACATATCCATCTTCGTGTTATCCGCATTTCGTCGAAACCTGATCGAATTGGATATGACGCCGGATGTCGATGGTAACGTAAAGAATGATCGATATCGTACCTCCAAGATGAAACTCAACGAGGAGTATGTTATCCTATCATCCATGGATATCCATCGGAATATCGAAAAGATTTACAAAGATTACGAGAAGGATATTACGGCGGAAGAAATCAACTATTATCGGAGAAATCTTAATGTTGGAAAACTGCAACAACAGTTGATTGAAATTTATTTCTTCCCGTATATGGAATCTTCCCAGGAATTTGCACTGCTACGCAATATCGATATGTATAAATTGCTTCTGATTATGCGTAAAGATATTATGCGGAGATATAGTGTAACGAAGGATACGATTCTGGATAGTCTACTCACATTAATCTTGACGGCAAATATTGAAGAGTCTCCCATCGGAGATAAAATGTATGTAAAAGATACCAAGTACCTTTCCGAGCATCCGGATTATAAATTATTGGTCGAAAAATTCTATTCCAACGTTATTGACATCAATGAGGATGCCATTAAGAAATTCCTCATTACATTCGTCAATGCAAAATATAAATTTGTGTTATACGAGGAGCCAAATCTTTTGGGTGAAGAAATTCAGATCAATAAACGAGAATTGATTGATGAGCTTCTAACCTTCTTGATTATGGCAAATCGTAATATCTCTACAGAAAATATGGGAGTGTGCAATTCATGAAACGTGGGTCGAAGCTAACACGTGAACAGAGGAATCTTCTAAAACCATATGGGATTGATGCAAGAGAATGGTTACTCATGGAGGTAAAGCGTGGTAAAGCGATCAGTGGCGGAGGTGGTCGCAGCCGCACGGATGAATATACGGTAAGTCATATGAATACGGGAGAAACAAGAACCGTATCGATTCCGATGCAATATTGATAAGGGGTATACAAGATGATTCTAAAAGGAGGGATAATTCGTGCGAATTAAATTTGAACGAATGAATTTTGATGCAGAATGTTCATACGACCTTATCAACGGACGAGGATTTCTCATATCGGAATTGCCGTATTCGGATATCGATAAGACCGTTCGTAATTTGGACGGTCCTCGTTCTCCTCGTTACGGGACGCAATATGAAGATGCCAATGCGTATGTAGAACGATTCCGGTGCTCATGTGGTCAATATGTTGGATCGCAATGGGAGGGCGAAATTTGCCCAAAGTGTGGAACGAAAATTGAATACAAAGATGTTGATATGCTTTATACGGGATGGATTAATTTATACCCATATCACATCATTAATCCATTACACTTTCATCGATTACAATCCGCATTATCGAAAAAGGTATTAGAAAACATCATTGCCTCCGATAACATGATTACATCCAATGGTGTCATGCGGCGATACAATAACGTCATTGAAGTAAAAAAGAATCAATTGATGTATCATAATATTGGCATTGATGAATTCTATCATAACTTCGAAGAAATCATGACGTACTACCTATCCAAGCGGAAACAGAAAGCAGATCTCATCGAACGATTGATCAAAGAAAAGGATATTGTTTTCTGCTCAAAGCTTCCGGTATATAGTACGACACTAAGACCTACATCCATTACGATGGAATCCTATTACTTCAACTCCATCGACCGACAAATCAATCCATTGGTAAATATGAGCATGAATCTGAAAACTGCTCCACCCATTGAAATACCATTGTATTTATATCAATGCCAATTGCGTGCCAATGAAATTTGGAAATTAAATTTCCAAATCATTGATGGAAAGCATGGATGGATTCGGTCAAATATTCTTGGCGGGTGTTTCAACTATTCTGCTCGCTCTGTCATCATACTCGACCCAACGTTGAAATTGGATGAGGTGGATGTTCCATATAAAACATTTGCGAAAGCATACTCTGGGATCATTGTCAAACGACTTGTGAGAGAACGAGGATGGAGTAGTACAAAAGCATTCAATTATATCGAGCAGAATTTTAAATTCAATGAGGATGTATATCATATCATTGAACAAATTATTTCGGAAGAAGAAATACCAATCGTCATCAATCGGAATCCTGAACATATTGCGGGATTATAAAACTTCTTGAATTGCGGGAAACTCCTTAGAGCTCAAATAACCGCGGCGGCTGGTGACAGACCGTGCAGCAGTAAGGATAATGCCTTACGGATGGTAAAATCATTTGAGATTGGATGATCCGCATCTAAGATAGAAATATGCACATATTATGAAGAGTGGATATTTCTATAAAGTTCCACGGCTATCCAAAGCTGCCATAGGAGAAAGACTTATGGAGGAACAGTGAGTAGAGTACAGCCAAGCGGTTGGTGTCTAGATGATAGTAGTCTAGAGTAAATCCATTAAATGGAAGCGGGAAACATATCCATACTTGGTAACAGAGTATGGTGGATGATCTAGCCTTTTCTGCATGGAGACATGCAGCAGTTCATAAGAGAACGGTATATGAGTAGCGATCATATATGACTACCGAGACAATCACGTATGGATCCATTCTAAAAATGAAAATCCGTCGTGTAAAAAATGATCCTGATGACTTAACATTATCTCTCCCATCAGCCATACTTCCGGGTTAACTAAGCGTGGCCCATCACTTCATATATGCGGGGACGTCAGCTACGTAAGCTGGATCTGTCTATACTAGATGGATGCGTAAAGCTTTCACTACGAAATCATCATAGTAATATGGTGGTGGCCTGAATTAATCAGTCAGGGTATCGTAAAAAGGTGAAAGATATATCGTCAATCCGCAGGCAAGATACGATTTTATAATATACTGACTATTTTGCATGTTTATCTTTAATAGAACGAATAAAGCGTTCTAATCGTATCAGCCTCAACGACTATCCTGGCAACAGGAGTACCCCCGTAAGCAAATGACGGGTTGTTACTTTCAAGGTAACAAGGGAACGGGAAACGAAGTGCATCATAATAATATTATTATGATGAAAATATAGTCTATTATCCTACTGAAAGGTAGGGACGTTCTTATAAGAACTGCATCGTCTTGCGAACGATGTGAATACTAAGCTTAATGCAGACTTCGATGGAGATGAGTTGAATCAGATTGCACTTCCGTTGAAAGAACTTTCATACCTGATGAAAGGATTCGATCCTACGGAGATGACAATTAATCGTGTTGATGGATCTATTCGATTGGATATTTCTGCACTCGAGAATTGTACCTTGGCGATATTTAGTGATAATTAAATACGAAGAGGAGGGATGATCCCTCCTCTTTATTTTTGGACTTTTTTAACAACTTCTTATTCAAAGGCCCTTTTCAACCATTATCATAATATCATTTTATGGTAAAAAGGAGATATCGATCATGGGATTAATTAAATTTCATATCAGTAAGATTGACAAAGATAAGTGGGATCAGTGCGTCCAAGATGTTGCAGACATCCGTTCTGGGAAGATTAAACTCCCAATTGCAAAGGACGGAGAGCCCGGGTTCTCACACAACGATTTCTCAAATGAGTATCGTGCAAAGTTGGATTCGATTGAATGGTATGCGAATAAATATGTTCACCCAGCAACGCATCCGGCATCAATGATTACCGGACTTGCACAGGTTGCATATTCCGGCGACTATAACCATCTATTGAATAAGCCATCTTCTCTTCCAGCAAATGGTGGTAATTCTGACACGGTGAATGGTATTCGTATTACGATTGGTGATACTGCTCCAGATAATCCGAAAATCAACAAAGAATTGTGGATTGAACCAGCAACAACACTTCATTATATCTATACGGATAAAGGTTGGGTTGCATGCAGTGCTGTATGGAAATAATGTGATTGGAGGAATTATCAAATGTCCGGGATTAACGCAAGGGAAGATATTTCAAACCGTAAACTTATTACGGAAACGATTAAGCTCAAAATTGCTGAGTTCATTGAACTTGTTGAAGATTCAACGGTAACTCAGATAGACGGACATAGTACGTTTGCTCTCCCAAATAAACAGAATCCGGTTCCCCAGGAAATTCTAACTGCAAATTCAGAGCAATTGATTACAGCAGATGAGTTTAATGCTGCAATGATTCAGCTTTGCGCCGTATTTATCAAATTCAGAAGTTATTACATTCGGTATCTCACATATCGGAACGGTGATGGTGAGCTGATTGGAGATTCTTCATATGGTTCGGGTGGAAAGATTATCAATAATTATACTGGCGTAGTTATGGATGATGCAGTGCTAACGCCCATTCATGTTGATTCTGGGACACAGCTTACGGATAAAAAAGTTACGGAAGTCTTAGACGATCTTTATGATCAATGGAAGAAGCTTCCCATGATCAATAAGACGATCGTAAATTGGGCTTGCCATTGTAATTGTAATCATAGTTCAGGAGGATGGAAATGAGTACGATTGAGACGACGGTACCATTTACAGATGATGAGCTTGTAGAACATTTTACAAAATCGATTGATAAGGTATATGATATATCATATGGAAACTCTTCCTTGAAAGGGGAAGAGTTTTTAACTTATCTTTTCAATGCAAATGTTCGCTGTAATTTGATTGACGATGTTGTCGATCAAGAATTGTTACATGCATACTTACGGGTCAACCGCGAAATATCAATTCCTCGATTGAATTCGATCATTATCAATTCAATATTGAACAACGATGGAGTTGTATCACCGGAATATGCAAACGAGTTGCATGTTGTCATAAAAAGCTTCCATTACAATATGATTCAGTTGATGAATGATATTGAACCAACGGTAACAGACGATGCTCCGGATTATATTGGGATGAATTGGGTATCCTTACGGGATGAACCATTGTTCTGGGAATTGGTTGCGCGGATTGCAGGAGATAAATCACTAACGGCGCATGCATATAATATTTTCAATAAATTTGCATACATTGAAAATCAAAATGCATATCAACTGTTTTTGAATGAATTGAATCCATATGGATTGTTATTAAATGTTTATAAAGAACCAAAAGAGTGAAAAACGCTATGGTATTGTATTTGAAGATGACAGATGAGTGCAACATCAGTTGCACTCATTGTTATAACGAAACAAAATGTAATCCAGTCCCATTGAACGATATGATCTCATTTGTGGATCGATGGGATGAAGCATATCCTGATACGTTTTATGTATTTCATGGAGGGGAACCCTTCATAAGAGATATTGAAGATTTGATTGAACTATCGAAACATATGAAAACGTTTCGGATTACATCCAATATGACAATTCCATTATCGCCACGACATATTGAATTTTTGAAATCATGTCGGGTCATTACAACATCATTCGATATCGGTATTCGGTTTGGGAATATGCGAAATCTGAATCGATGGATTCACAATATGAAACGATTCAATCAGTTGGATATTCCAATACAAATGACAATCTGCTTGACCGATCATATGATGAAAATATCCCCAGAGAAATTTGTACGCTTCATGTCGCGACTTCCTGTAGCAA